CAGCGACACGTTTCGCACTGAAATCCAGTTTCCCAAGGCACCGTTGAAACCATCCAGTACCACCCGGCAGCGGTCTGCCAGTTCCCTTACTCCCTCATACGTGGTCGCGTACATATCCACGGCCAGCGTCACGGTAGCGATCCCAGACGGGCCGGATAGGGTGGCTTCCCGCTGCACCGCCTGCCGCCGCCAAGTGACGAACGGGATCGCCGCCGAGGCGGGGGCGATGACGGGGTACACCCGGTCGCCCACGATCTCCGCGACGGCGGGGGCGGCGACCAGGGCATCGCCGATGAGGCGTTCGGGGGATTTGACGCTCATGTGCCGATGGTTCCCGTGGATCGCTGCGAGAGGGTGTCGAGGGCTTGCTCCAGCGAGAGCCGCAGTTCCCGCTGGAGAATCTCGGCGACGGTGGGCTGCGTGCGTGCCCACGCGGTCTTGAGGGGCGGCTGCCCGTCACTGCCGCCCGCCGGCATCGCCGGAATCGTGATCGGCTGACGCGACTTCTTGAAGAACGCGTTCGGATAGCCCGGCTCAGTGATGAAGCCTTTCTCGCCGCCTCGGAACTTGTTGATCTTGAACGGCCCGAGGCGGTTGTAGCTGCTCGCGTAGAAGTAAGAGTTCGGGTCGTTCACGAGATGCGAGGTAACGCCGTGCCCGCGAACCGAATGACCCTGCACGGTGAACGTCTTGCCATTGCGGGTCATGGTGTACGTGCGTCGCTCGAAGCCCGGCTTGTTGTAGCCGGGGCGGTTGTAGGCCTTCGGCGGCGACGGTAGGCGGATCTGCCGGGGCTGCGTTCCCTCTTCGAGCCACCACTGGTGGAACGCCCGATCCGGCCCCTTGCGAACGGTGCCGCCCGCCGCACTTTCGGAGCTCGAAAGCCCTGCCCGCCGGAACCCGAGTACGGCAATAGCTGCCCCGTCCTTCGTGTAGGCGATCACCTTCTTCGCCACCGCCCGCCGCAGGTTGCCGGTCGGCCCGAGCGGCGTAGTCTGCTTCAACGCTTGAAACGCTGGCTCGATCGCCTTCGTCAATGCCGCCTTCAGAATGCGAGCCTTGTCAGCCGGCGAAAACAGCCGGCCGATGTCCTGCTGCAACTGCCGCAGTTCAGCCATCTCGGCAGTGATTTCAATGCCCGCGACTGCCATTACTCCACCCTCTCCGTGCAGAGCAACTCGTGCTCGCTGCGGTTTGCGTGTTCGAGCAGCGTCGTGATCTCCAGCACCCGACCACGCCACAGGAGCCGCATCGTCTGCACAAGCCCCGTCACGTACCGCAGCCGCACGCGGTGCGTGCCTTCGGTCTGCTGCTGCCCCAGGAGCAGCACCTCGCGAGACGAGAGCCCTTCCACGCTCGCCCATCGCTCGGCAAACGTCGCCCACTCCAGCGTGGTCTCGCCGAGCGAGTTGCGTCGCTCGGTCGCCTGCTGGATCGTCACCCGCTCGCGGAGCTTGCCAGGGTCAAGTGCCATACAGCACCAGCGTGTAGGAGGCGGTGCCAGCGGTGCCGATAACTTGAATGCTCAAGTTGTCATCGGCAGGCTCCATGTCACTCACGCTCACAGCCCCGCTTTTGGATTGCAGAGAAAGAAGGTTTGCGTCAGACAGTCGCACGAGATTCCCGCCCGTCGCTGAAAACGCCACGCGAGACGGCGCGGCTAGCGTTGACAGGCTGCCATCGGCATTGCGGTATGTGGGCGGAATCGAAATGCTTGCCCCAGCCGTCCCCGCCGTTCCCGTCACGATCGCTACCTTGCCCGACGTGTACTCGGTCGCATCCCGCAGCACGATCGTCTTCAGCGACTGTGCCCCGCTCACGGTCGTGCTGTCAGTGAACGCCACATCGACCGAGATCGTTCCGCGAACGCTGCTCATCGGTAGCTCCCCCACTTCGCCGAATCGAGCAACGCCTTCACGCCGAACGGAATCTCCGACAGGCTCACCGCATCAGCCGCCATGCGGCGTTCGTACCACATGCCCACGAGCCACAGGATCGCGTTCTTCACCCGCTGCGGCACGCTCGCCCCGGTGCCGTCACGCCCGGCGTGCCACGTCACCGCAACCGCGTTGTAGTCCAGCAGATGCGAGGGCCAGGAGCCGTTGTAGTTCGTCCGCAGGACGCCCGGCACGCTGTCACGATCGACCCGGTACTCGGCAGTCGAGAGCGTGGCGGTGCTCTGGTTCTCCAGCGTGTAGGTGATGCTGACCGCCGTCACCGTGCCGCTGGTCGCCATTGGCGGGCGGGGCAACTCGATCTCCACGGGGAACGAGTCGAGGGTCATCCGGTACTGCGTGTGAACGAACGTCTCGTCACAGTACGCCTCGCACCACTCGCGAGCCGCCTTGAGGTAGGCAGCGATCAGAGCATCGTCGGTGTCGGTATCGACCCGGCAATGTGCCTTCGCTTCCGCGAGCGTGACCGGCTCAACCGCCGGCTGCGTCAGAGTCTTGAGACTGCGGTATCGCATTCGGTTTCCTGCCGCGTCGCGGTCGTGCGTCAGCCCGCTCGACCTCGGGCTCGGCCGTCGCCGTCTCGATCAAATCCATCTGCGGCTCCCGCACGGCGATGCCGTCGCGAATGAGCCGCTCCGCTGTGTCGCCCTCGCAATCGACCACCCGGCCGACGGTGTAGGTCGAGTAGTTCTGCGTCAGTCTTATTTTCATGATCCGGGGGCACTCCATGCAGTTTTGGGCTTACCGTTCGCGGTGTAGTCGCCGACGTATTGAAACACGGGCTTCTGGAGATCCTTGCCCGGCCAGACCGAGACGTACTCGCCGTGCCCGATCGAGACGCGGGGCGTGACGTAGACGCGGTTCCCAGCGGCTCGGAACTGCCGCCAGAAGTGAATATCCGCGTCCACGCGACCATCGCCGTATTCGCCCGATGCGTTCGGCTGATCTTGGAACCACGGCTTCGGCGTTCGCTTCAGTGCTCGCGTCGAGATCAGCGTGCAGCCGAAGTGAGCCGAGTCCACCTCTTGCACAGGCTCCGCGAACCACGACATCGGCAGTTCTGTAGACCCGCCCTCGGGCGGCTTGTCCAGCGTGCCGGGCAGCGTGAACATCGGGCGACCGTCCTCGCGTTTCACTTGCAGCGGGGCGAGAGCGTCGCATTGAAAAGCCATCGCCAGGGCGACGAGCTCAGAGACTTCACGCTGCCCCCAGAACGAATCGAAATCTGTGCAAAGGATGTACTCAGTCGAGTCAACGAACTGCTCTAGGCACCGCTGGAGCACCTGACCCCACAGAGCCCCCTGCCCGAGCGTCGGGCGGATGCCGAGCGGCATGAGAGCCTGTGCCCAGCCGAAGAGATTCGCGAGTGGGCCGAATCTCGGGCCGCTCATCACGCACTCGATCCGCACATCGACATCCGTGCCGCCGACCTTGACGATCATGAAGCCCTCAAACAGAGATGGCGGGCACGGCTCATGCCGCACCCGCCATCCACTGTGTCGAGGCTGTCAAGCGATCAGCCGCTGTACTTCGCGAGCACGCCCTTGGCGGAAGCCGACTCGGGGCCGACCTCGCCCTTGCCGAGCCGAGCTACGATCGTGGTGGCGAGGCTGGTCGCGGGAGTGGCGTCGATCTTCAGATACCGGCCCTTGCCGCGAAGATCGACATCGAGCCGCACCACGCTCGGCTGGGCCGTCACAGCCACGCTCGCGGCGGGCACCGCCACGGTGTAGACCGAGGAGCCAGCCGTGGTCGTGTCGCCCTGCGAGAGCGTCAGCACGTTGAGGATCGACGCCGAGGTATTCGCGGGGGTCGCCGATACCGCCACGACCACATCGACCGACGCGTAGTCGTAGCCGAGGCGGTCGATGGTCAGGGTCGCCGTTCCGGCGGCCGAGGTCACGGTGGAACCCACGACCGTCTTGGATGCTTCGAGATGGTTCACGAGTCAGAGTCTCCTAGAGGGTCAGAGGGTTCACGAGGCGAACTTGAGAGCGACGAGCGGGCCAGCCTTGCTGGAGTCACCAAGGTCGTGGGCGACCATCGCGACGCGAGCGGTCGCGAAGGTCAGAAGCTGGTCAAACTCCACGAAGCGAGACGCGTCGGTCTTGACGCTGATCTCCCGCCGGGTGCCCATCGTGCAAGCCTGCGAGAGATCGCCGAACAGGCAGGCGATAGCATTGCCGGTGCCGGTGAGCCGGCTCTCCAGCGGATGCGTCAGCACCACCGGGAAGCCGAGGAAGTTCAGCCCGCCACCCGCAGCCACATCGGCCCCATTGTTGCCGCCGGCAGCCATGAGGAGCCGCAGCATCGAGGAGCCGTAGCCGGCCGGGCTGATGTACCACTTGGCATTCCGCCGAGCGTACAGGGGCAGCTTGGCTACGAGGTTCGTGTAGTCCAGAAGATCCAGAGTGCCGAACGTGTTGTTGCCCGTGTCAGCCGTCACGACGCTCGCCGAGTGCGTGCCGTCGTTGATGGCGACCGCAACACCCACGGTGCCGTGGTAGAGCGAGCCGTTGCCGGTTCCGATGAACCCGGAGTTGTCGAAGGCTTCGGCGTAAGCCTGGGCCACCTCGACCGCCATCGCATCGGCGAGATTGATAACCGAGTCCTCGATGAGCGACATCGGGACGCGGTTATCCACGCCCCAGATCTTCGCGACGAGTTGCACGTTGTCGAAGGTCACGTCGCTCGTGGTCGGAGCGGCGTTCTCGCCGATCGGGCGAGCCGACAGTCCGCCGGTGCGACGGGCGATCAGCAGCGTGTCGCTGTTCATCGTCACGTTGCGGGCGTTCGCCGGATAGGCACCGAACTCCTCCACGAGCCGGATGATCTCGGTCGAGAGCTCGTCGTTGGTCAGCACGCCGCCGAGCGAGTTGATGCCGCCCGCCTGGGCACGGCTCTGAACGCCGTGATCGGCACACCACCGACGAGCCTCCTCGTCATTGAGCAGACCGGCACGGATCGCCATGCCAGCACGGTAGGCACGCTCTTCGCTCTTGAAACCGCGAAGGGGACGGCTCGACTTCGGGATCGCGAACACGGGGGTCTTGCGACTCTCCACGGCGGGGGTCTCCTCGGTGGCTTCGATCTTCTTGGCGGGAGCGGCACGCTCCAGAACGCTGCGGAGTTCCAGTTCCTTCGCCTGCACGCGAGTCAGGAACTCGATCCGCTCCTTGAGCTTGTCGGCCCGAACTTCGAGCGACCGGAGCGACGCCTCTTGCTCTTCGGTCATCGGCTCGGCGGGAGCCTCACCCTCGGGGGCGTCCTCGGTCATCGCCTCCATCTCGGCAACGACGGCGGCCAGTTCTTCGAGCAGTGCCTTGATCTTGTCCACGAGGGAGGCTCCTGTAGTCGGGTTCGTGGCGACGCAATCGCATCGCCTACCCCGAAACTAGGAGTCACGCCCCGAAACCATGCAGTTAGGCACGCTCGGCAGTAAAAGACTTCCGCCGCACTTCACTGCCCGGCACGATCTGCTTGTCGGTGCATCCGCACCGCTGGCACCGCAGATAGCGAGTCTGATACTCGCCGCTGCGAACACTCGACGCGACGGCGTACTTGCCATCGCGGCACCGGGGGCACGAATCACCACTAGCGGCCATGCTGCCTCAGATACTCGCGGATCTCAGCGGCACGCGACCGGGCGAGCGAACGCTTCGCTACCTCGATCTCCTGCTGCTGCCGGTACTGGTCGAATGACCGCTGGGCGACCTTCACATCGGCATCGGGATACGCTGGGAACGTGACCGGTCCGACATCGAGCAGCGTGTCGATCTTCTGGATCGTCCGCACGCTGCGACCATCCTCGACCGCCCACGAATCGCCGCCGCTCGGCACGGTGAAACTGAATGACGAGCCCTTGACGATGCCCGCTCGGATGTTGCTGGCGATGTCTCGCCCGTAGGACGTGTCGGGGACGGGGAACTCGTACCGCAGCCCGACCTCATCCACGGTCATCCGCAGCGTGCCGGGATAGCGGGCGAGCGGGTAGTTCGGGTCGTGGTTCCACAGGGCTCGCGTCTCCAGCGGTTTCTTGCGACCGCGACGCTCGGAGACGATGCCGAAGGCACCGGGGTCAAGCCTCTCGACAAAATCTCCTAAGTCCAAACTGAGAACTCCAAACTTGGCGGCATAGCCGATAACCCATTCCCGCTCGCTGCCGTCATCCTCGCTGCGGCTCTCGACCGCGAGCAGAGGCACCGCCGACTCGATCTCGTCAATCGCCAAGGAACGCCGTTCGATGTTGCCCATGATGCTCCTGCCTTCCTCGTCAGCCGCTTCGATCTGCTTGGTCAGTTTGCTCGCCCACGCTTGCCCCGGATCGCCGCCCCACAGAGCCCACGCGATCCGGCCCGCACTCGGGAAGCCGTCCTCGCCGGGGCTCCAGCCCTCGCCCTGCTTGTCCACTTCGTGCCGGGCGAAGTAGCTCGCCATCCGCTTCGCCGTGTCGGGCGAGATGTTCGTGCCGTTCGACAGGTCGCGTGCTCGGGCAACGCCGACTGCCGTGCCGCCTCGGCCGTACTCGTCTCGCCAAGCGAGCCCCTTCGCTGCTTCCTCCCGCACGCCAGCCGGCGGGCTGAAGTCGATGTGGTCATACTTAGCCACCCTTCCGCCTCCGAGGCTTCCGCTTCGGCTTGCCGTAGGCGCTCTCCTCGACCGGCGGCGGCTCGGGGAGCGGGTCGATCTTCGTGAGCGTCGCGACCTTGTGACCGACTTGCGTCTCGGTCGCCCGCCATCCGCCGCTGACCTCTTCGTAGACCGTGATGAGGGCGGCCGGGTCTTCCTCGGTCGCGTCGATCGTGAAGTCGGTGCCGGGGATGTCGAGCGTGCCGTAGTCCATCACATGGTCGATCCGCCCGCGAGCACGGCCGCCCGACGAATCCCACGACACGAAGTCGCCCTCCGCGACACTGCCGGGGGCGGCACGCGACTCGGTGCCCCGCACGAACTGCGGCGAATCATCCACCCAGACATCGACCGCAATGCCCGCCTCGCGGGCCGCTTCGTCCTTCAGCCGCTCGCCCACAAGTAGCACGGCGTCGAACGCCTCGCGGTAGTCGCCAAGCGTCTGGGCGATCTCGTCTTGATTCTCGGGCGTGTCGGGACGGCGGGAGACCATCACGACCCGATTGCCGGCGGCGGCAGACTGCCGGGCGAACTCGCCCCACAACTGCGGGTCAGCGGCGAACGTCCGGTCGAAGTCCACGCTGATCGTCATAGCCCGGCTCGTGGGCAGCGAGGCGGCGAGGGGCTCGGGAGCCGGGGCTTCGCCCGGCATCGCGACCGGGGCGGTGCTGGTGCCCGCAATGATCGCGTCGATTGTCGATGCCGGGATGCCGGGGAACGCAGCGGCGATGATCGCCTTCGCGCCCTGTTCGTTGAGGAGCCCGGCGTTGTACTGGGCGACGATCTCCAAGAGGCTGGAAACTTGCGCCCCGTTGAGCGAAACGTCGGCGATCTGCGGCCCCTCTTCCGCCTCGACCGGGGCGGCGTCCGCGACCGGCTCGGCAGCCGGGGCGGTCTCGTCCACCACGATCTCTTCGACCACGGTCGCAGGCACTTCGGGCTCTGCCGCCGCCTTGTCGAGCGTGGTCATGTTCAACTGCACGAACCTGACATCGCCGCTTTCGACCGGGTTCAGATTCTCCAGCGAGCGGATCTCATTCACGCTCAACACGCCAAGATTCCAGAGCGTGTTGTAGTACGATCCCCGCCCGGCAGCGTCGGCCCGCAACACGCCGCGAGTGTCGAACTCCGCGAAGTATTCGTCATCGCCTTCCAAGAGATCGCGAGCGATCGAAGACTCGATGCGACGCAGATACGGCATCAGCCCGTTCGTCAGGAAGTCGAGCGATTGCTGCTCAATATTCGAGAAAGAACTTCTGGTCAAATCGCCTACGAGGTGTGGGGGAACGCCAAAGAGCCGGCACACTTCCTCGACTTGGAACCGGCGAGCCTCAAGGAACTGGCTCTCTTGGTTGTTTCCGCCGAGTTCGTTGACCTTCAGCCCGCCCTGGAGCACCGCCGTTCGGTTGCTGCGATCCGCCCCACGGTGAGCCCGCTCCCACTGGTTCCTCGTGTTTTCGGCCGCCTCGGGCGAAAGTTCGTTATCGGTCGAGAGGATCACGCCGGGCCGGGCACCATTCCCGAAGAACGTCGCCCCGTGAATCTCGCACGCCCGAGCCAGCCCGATCGCGTCGCGGGCGAGCTCGATCGTGCTCATCCCGTTCACGCCGTCATCGCTCATGCCCCGCACCGACATCACCGCATCTTGCGTGTAGACCGTCGAAGAGCCCGACGCTTCGCGGTACGTGTACCGCAGCCGGTTGTTTTCAAGTTGCTCAGTCTTCACCCGGCTCGGATGCAACGGCACGATCTCGCTGATCGCCCCGCCCGTGTAGACCTTCTCATCGAGGGCGAACCCGTGCGAGAGCAAGTGCAGCATCATCTGCTCGCGCCACTCGAACGAGG